GCTAAGCAGTACGACTGCTGTGTGATATGGATGTCACAGTTGAGTGCTGAAGCAGAGGGTAAGGCAGATCTTAATCAGTCTATGATGGAAGGAAGTAAGACAGGCAAGGCTGCAGAGGCTGACTTGATGCTGCTTATTGGCAAGACACAGCAGGTAGAGGGTGAGGATGAAGATCCTGTGCGCTACTTAAACTTAGCCAAAAATAAACTTAATGGTTTCCAAGGTAAGATCCCTTGTGTATTAGATGGCGCACGTTCTATATACAGCGCGTAGGAGAGACACATGAGATTAGTACTAGACGTAGAGAACAGTGTGACTTGGAAGGAGGGAAAGATATACAACGATCCCTTTGAGCCAAGTAACACCCTAACGCAGATCGGCATGGTGAATGCTGACGATCACACTGAACTACACGTGGTAAACTTAGATCATGTAGAGGCCAAGGATACATCAGGCGCTGGGCATAACCTTGTTCAGGCTGTACTTGATATGACTACCCTATTAATCATGCACAACGCACGGCATGACTTGATGTGGTTGTGGGAGAGTGGGTACACTTATGATGGTGCTATCTATGACACCATGCTTGCAGAGTATATACTTCAGCGAGGGCAGGGCGCACCCCTGTCTCTCAAGCTTATCGCAGAACGGCGTGACCTAGACATAAAGAAGGGCGACTACCTCAGTGACTGCCTAAAGAAAGGAATCAACACCAATGAAACGGATCTCACCCAACTCACTGACTATCTCGTGTCTGATATTCTTACTACTAGCGAACTGTTCAATGCCTTGGAGAGAGACTATGCCCAGCCAGAAAGCAAGTCACTCCACACAATCAGAGATGTTACCTTCGACACCTGCAAAACCCTTACCCGAATGCATATGTCAGGAATCAAAGTCGATCTTCAGAAGCTCGAAGATGTTCGAGTAGAGTTTGAGGATGAACGCTCTGAGTTAGAGACACGCCTTCACATCAAGGTGCGTGAGATTATGGGTGACACACCAATTAACTTAGGCTCTAATGAACAGATGTCTCAGGTTATCTTTAGTCGCCGCATGAACAACAAGAAAGAGTGGGCTGACCTGTTTGAGTTCACCAAGAACATTGATGAGTACAAGTCAGCAGTCAAGGCTAACAGCAGCCACATCTACCGCACCAAGGCATTCACCTGCCCTACCTGTGAGGGTGAGGGCAAGACGTACAAGACCAAGAAGGATGGCACTAGGTTCGCTAAGCCTAACAAGTGCAAGGACTGTGACACACGTGGGTTTCAACTCAAGAACACAGAACAGATTGCTGGGCTGCGTTTCTCTGCACCTAACAAGAAGTGGGTCAGTGCCAATGGTTTCAGCACCAGTAAGGACAAGCTAGGTCTGCTTATTGCTACGGCTAAGACACACAAGAAGTATGAGGCAGTATCTTTCTTAGAGGATCTACAACGATACAACGCTATCAGCAGCTACATCTCTACGTTTGTTGATGGCATTGAGCGTTACTCTAAGGACGATGGTTTCCTACACGCTACCCTTACTCAGAGTGTCACAGCGACAGGGCGCTTCAGTGGCAAGGAACCTAACATGCAGAACATGCCTCGTGGTGGTACGTTTCCTGTGAAGAAAGTGTTTGTGTCACGCTGGGAGGGTGGTGAGATATGTGAGGCTGACTTTGCACAGCTAGAGTTTAGAACGGCTGCATATCTGGCTCAGGATGAAGTCGCTATGGAAGAGATCAACACAGGCTTTGACGTACACAGCTACACTGCACAGGTTATCTCTGATGCGGGACAGCCTACGTCACGTCAGGAAGCCAAGGCTCATACCTTCGCACCTCTCTTTGGGGCTACAGGATATGGCAGATCTAAGGCGGAGGAGGCTTACTACAAACACTTCACTGAGAAGTATCAGGGTGTGGCTAACTGGCACAAGAACCTAGCTGATGAGGCATTACGCTTCAATAAGATTACTAATGTGTCAGGCAGACAGTACGCCTTCCCTGATGTGCAGCGCAGAGACAATGGTAGCGTGACATACTTTACCATGATTAAGAATTACCCAGTGCAGGGCTTTGCTACGGGTGACGTAGTGCCTGTTGTACTCAATGAGATGTACAAGAGACTTGAACCTATGCAATCCTGTTTGGTTAATACCGTACATGACTCTACTGTTATTGACGTTCACCCTAATGAGAGAGAGCAAGTATTAAATATGATACAAGATATGAATGAGGGCTTGACTGATCTGGTTGAGTCAGTGTATGGAATACGAATGAATGTACCACTACTATTAGAAGCTAAGATTGGGCCTAATTGGCTTGACACAGTAGACGTGTAGTGTATAACTAGGTACTCTTTGACTCTATTAAAAGGATATAGAAATGAGCAACGAACTACAAATTGCAACAGATCGTGGACAGTCTATGGCTGAACTTATGGGTGTGTCTTCTACACCTAGCCAACAGTCCACACCATCTATTGCACGTGTCGGTATGATCCATCAGCCTATCATGGGTGAGGTGGAGTTTAATGGCAAGACAATCAAGACAGAGGTTGTACCTGTAGGTGCATTCACTCTGACACAGGGTGATGATAAGGTGTATAGCAACGGTGCTACCTTCCGTGTCTTTGCCCAGCGCAATCAGTGGCAACGCTGGAACAGTGAGACAGAAGAGATGGAGAAGTCCGTCATGTCTAACTCACTCAACGGTGATCTAAAGGATAGCATTGGTGGCTTTAACTTGGGGCGTCCTACAGGTTACATTGATGACTTCCAGTCACTACCTGAGGCTACCAAACAGATCATGCGTTCAGTCAAGCGTGTTAAGGTATTCTTTGGTACGGTAACACTAGACAACCCTATCAATGAGAAGGGTGAGCCAGTGACAGGTAACTACACTGATGTGCCTGTGGTCATGGATGTTAAGAACCGTGACTCACTCAAGAGCATTGATGCTGTACTGAATGGTCTTAGCCGTAAGAACCTGCTGCCTATCATGTCTACCATTAAACTGTCTGGGGTAGAGGATAGCATTCCTACAGGTGCTAAGTTTGGTAAGATCGAAGCTAAGCTTGGAAGCAGTGTTGATCTGGCTGACAGTGACAATGACATACTGAAGGACTTCATTGAGCTTGTAGAGTATATGAACGGTAAGGTTCTGGATCTACACAATGAGCGCAATGGTGCAGGTATCTCTGACGAAGATGCTGCAGTCGTTAAGGACATCATTGATAACGACTTCATTGAGGTGGGCTAATGAATCACCCAGCTGAATTAAAAGTCTTCAACTTCTTACAGAAGGCTATGGCTGGTGAGTCTACTATGACAGAGGAGGTGGCTAAACAAGTCGCCTCCGATGTTGAAGCTGCGTTGTATAAGCAGTTTGATAGTGGCCCTCGTGACAAGTTCCGCTTACGTATGTCTAACATTGGTAAGCCTAAGTGTCAGCTATGGTTTGAGAAGAACGATCCAGAAGACAAGACACCCTTCCCTCCTGCGTTCCTAATGAACATGATCCTTGGCGATATTGTTGAGGCTGTGTTCAAGGGAGTCCTCCGCTCTGCTGGTGTAGAGTTCAAGGACAATGACAAGGTTACACTCAAGTTACCTCATGGTCAGGAGATCAAGGGTGAGTATGACATGGAGATGGATGGGCGCATTGACGATGTTAAGTCTGCCTCCCCTTGGTCATATGATAACAAGTTTGCATCCTTTGATACCCTTGCACAGGGTGACAGCTTTGGCTACGTGGCACAGCTTGTGGGCTACGCAGAGGGCGCAGGGAAAGAGGTAGGTGGCTGGTGGGTAGTCAACAAAGCAAACGGGCAATTCAAGTATGTAGACGCCTCTGAGGGAGTGGATAAGAAAGCAGTACTCGCTGACATCCAATCTCTCGTAGACTACATAGATAACGATGAACCCTTTGAGCGTTGCTACGAGCCAGTAGAAGAAACATTCTACCGTAAGAAGACAGGCAACTGGGTGCTACCCTCAGGGTGTAAGTTCTGTAGCTTCAAGCATAAGTGTCACACTAACTTACAGCCACGTCCTAGCATTCCTAGTAAGTCTAAGAACCCGCAAGAGGTAGACTATACTTACGTAGCACCTGAGTATCTTAATGGCTAGAAGACACAACTCTCGCCTGTATCGCAGTGGTCTTGAAGTTGAGGCTGCTGCGTACCTCAAGGATAGGCAGAAGATTGTAGCCTATGAAAAGCTAAAGATAGAGTGGGAGGATCTAAAGTACCGCACATACACGCCAGACTTTGAGCTAGACAATGGTATTATAATTGAAATGAAGGGGTTGTTTTCTGCTGCAGATAGACGTAAACACATAGAGATACAACGTCAGCACCCTACACTAGATATTCGTTTTGTATTTAGTAATGCTAATTCAAGGCTATACAAGGGAGCCAAGAGTAGATACTGCGATTGGTGTGATCAAAAGGGTTTTCTCTGGGCTAATCGTGTGATACCAGAAGAGTGGCTCAAAGAGAAAGGCAAGCGAATGAAAGAGCAACGTGTCAAAGTTAAGAGGAGAGAGTAATGGCTTATGAGATTAAACCTGGTGACGTAGCTATTGTATTATCTCCTGTCGTTGAGGACGGTGAATGGACGGGCCGTATCAAGACGGGTATGGTCTTTGGTTCTGCGGGTTCAGAGGACGGCATGAGGGCTGCTCTTGATGAGGCACTCACTATGTCTGCAGCGCAGCAGTTCTTAGAGATTTACCCTGATGCTTGGGAAGACTTTGCTGATCTACGTCAAGACATTCTACAGGAGATGTTTCCTGACCAGTATGCAGAAGCAGAGCAGGAGTTACAGGAAGACAAAGAGTATGAGGTAGACGATAATGTAGTCACACTCACACGCTGGTCTAAGACACAGGGAAGCGCATGAAAAAGTTCAGTGTTACTTTTGTTATGAAGGTTGATAAGAATAACAATATACTATCATCCTACGAAGACAGTCATGAGCAAGACATTCATGACTTGGTTACAGATGTTATCTATGATGTAGATGATGTTGAGATTGAGAACTTAAACGTCAAGGAGAGACAATGATTACCCAAGAGGATATAGATGCCTTCGCTGGTATGGTGGATGTCAATACCCAAGATTATTCCTACTGGGTGGAAGGCAAGATCGTAACAGAGGGTGAGACCCGCTTAGTGGAGAATACACTAGGCTTAGTAGGTGAAGCAGGTGAGGTAGCTGAGAAGATCAAGAAGCTACTGCGTGACAACACAAAGGTCTCACCCGATGATATCGTCAAGGAGTTAGGTGACGTTGTGTTCTACGTTACAGCCCTTGCTAACTATTTTAACAGTGACCTCACAGAGGTACTGCAGACTAACATGGATAAACTAAACAGCCGTGCAAAGCGTGGCGTTATCAAAGGATCAGGGGACAACCGATGAGCAATCAACTACCGACAGACTATCAAGCATTCATTCACAAGTCACGCTACGCCAAGTACTTTGACGGTGAAGGCCGTGAGTCATGGGGTAAGACAGTAAGCCGCTACATGGATAACGTAGTGCGCCGTGTGACAGGTGACAACTCTTACATTAATGACATTGAGCAGGCTATCCTTGGTCAAGAGATCATGCCCTCTATGAGAGCTATGATGACAGCAGGCCCAGCCCTTGATCGTGACAACACTGCAGGCTACAACTGTAGCTACCTACCCGTAGATGACCCTAAGTCCTTCGATGAGGCTATGTACATCCTCCTCTGCGGCACTGGTGTCGGGTTCAGTGTCGAGCGCCAGTTTATCAGCAAGCTCCCAGAAGTGCCTGAGCTCTTCGAGAGTGAGTCTATCGTTGTCGTTAAGGACAGTAAGGAAGGCTGGGCTAAGGGGTTCCGTCAAGTTCTTGCACTCCTGTGGGCTGGTGAGATTCCTAAGTGGGATGTCTCTCGTGTACGTCCTGCTGGTGCAAGACTTAAAACATTTGGCGGTAGAGCGTCAGGCCCAGCGCCACTCGTAGAACTATTTAACTTTGCTGTGTCTACCTTCAAGGCGGCACAAGGACGCAAGCTTAGCTCTATGGAATGTCATGACCTGATGTGCTTCATTGGTCAGATCGTTGTCGTAGGTGGCGTGAGACGTTCAGCTATGATCTCTTTGTCTAACCTGAGTGATGACCGTATGCGTCACGCTAAGTCAGGTCAGTGGTGGGAAACTGCTGGTCATCGTGCCTTGGCTAACAACTCTGTATCATACACTGAGAAGCCGGACATGGAAACATTCATGCGTGAGTGGCTTGCACTGGTTGAGTCTAAGTCTGGTGAGCGTGGTATCTTCAATCGTGAGGCATCTAAGAAGCAGGCAGCTAAGTTTGGTCGGCGTGATCCTAACCATGAGTTTGGCACAAACCCTTGTTCTGAAATCATTTTACGCCCATATCAGTTTTGCAACCTAACGGAGTGCGTAGTACGTGCTACTGATACTATTGAGGATCTTGAGCGTAAGGTTAAGCTGGCTACCATCTTAGGTACGATCCAGTCTACCATGATTAAGTTCCCCTACCTACGTAAGGTCTGGCAAAAGAACACAGCAGAAGAGCGCTTACTTGGTGTGTCTATGACAGGCATTATGGACAACCCACTAATGACAAACTCTAACAAAGGATTGGAGAAAACTCTTGAGCATTTACGATCCGTGGCTGTGGCTACTAACGCTGAGTGGGCTGAGTTGCTTGGCATCCCTGCTAGTGCTAGTATCTCTTGCGTTAAACCTTCAGGTACGGTCTCACAGTTGGTTGATTCCGCTAGTGGTATTCACGCACGTCACAGCCCCTTCTATATTCGTACTGTGCGTGGTGATAATAAAGATCCACTGACACAGTTTATGATTGACCAAGGTATCCCTAATGAGCCTTGCGTTATGAAGCCTGACTCTACTGTAGTGTTTAGCTTCCCTGTTAAATCTCCTGAGCAGGCTGTCACACGCAACGACATGACTGCAGTAGAGCAACTTGAGTTGTGGCTTACATACCAGCGACATTGGTGCGAGCACAAACCGTCTGTGACTATCTCAGTACGTGACGGTGAGTGGATGGAGGTAGGTGCATTTGTATACAAGTACTTTGATGAGATGTCAGGTGTATCATTCCTGCCACACTCAGATCATACTTACCAGCAGGCACCCTATCAGGACTGCACCAAGGAAGAGTATGAAGAGATGCTTGCACTTATGCCAGACAGCATTGACTGGGAAGAGCTTAACGAGTATGAGAGTGAGGACAACACGGTTTCTATGCAGACGATGGCTTGCTCTGGTGACAGCTGTGAGATCGTGGATCTAGTATGAGCTATACAGTGGTAGGAACAGATAACTGTAAGTTTTGCACTAAAGCAAAGCACCTGCTACGAGAAAAGAGGGTAGGCTTCACGGCCTATTCTCTAAGCTCCCCTAGCAGTAAGTGGCTATTGACACTCATGAAAGAAGCGGGTATGACTACTGTACCCCAAATTTGGGATAACGAAGGCCGCCATGTCGGTGGCTACACAGAACTAAAGGAACGTTTAGATGGTTGAGTTTTTTGTAATGTGTTTCATTGCTGTAGCAGCACTAGAAGTAACTACAGATGTAGCTGTTCAAGCATATGCTTATGCAGAGCCTAAAGTAGTAGAAGGCGTAGAGTATATTCAGGAAAAGATTAACCCTGAAGAGACAGAATAATGTATGTCCTTGTGCTTATAGCATACATGTCGGGTGAGGCACCATCAGTACGTGCTTCACCTAACTTGTATAACACATATGATGCCTGTCTTTATGAGGCAGCTAATGCAATGACAGCCGTGTACCAATACTTGCCTGAGGATCTCAAAGATAAAGTATCCATAGTGCATATGTGTACCGCTGTATCAAAGGATGCGTGATGAACAAGTGTATAAAGTGTGACGTTGAGTTAGAGGTGGATAAAAACTGGTACAGATCTAGGATGAAATGTAATGGTTATATATGTATTCCTTGCCATATAGCTAAAGCTGCAGAACAAGCCAAGCATCAAATGTATGTAAACGGTAAGCGTATATCTGTTAAGCACCCTTTACATAAGCCTGGCAGGTACAAAACCTTTAGTGACGCAGCCTTTGAGGGCACATATAAAGCAGACTCTATAAAAGAGGGCTATGTTTATGCTATAACTAACAGAGCGTGGCCTAACTGGGTAAAGATAGGTATGGCTATTGATGCAGAAGATCGTTTAAGTGGCTACCAGACAAGTAGCCCATACCGTGACTACGTACTAGAGCATACCGTAGCATCTAACGATAGGCGTAAGTCTGAGAAAGAAGCTCACACTAGAGCGTTGCCTTTGGCTACTGACTCTAAGGGTGAGTGGTTTAAACTGTCAGTAGAACAAGCAATAACAATACTGGATAACTTAAATGAACACGGACACGTTAGATCCACCCAGAAAGCAGACACGCACAAGAAGGAAGACAACCTACAAGGGAGCCTCTTCTAAGCCTACCTCTGGTATTCTACCTAAGACAGAGAACCAAGGTAAGCTAATTTCTGCTATCACTAACAGCAAGCAAGTACTTATCCTTGGCCCTGCTGGTACGGGTAAGACTTACGTTACAGCTACATGTGCAGCAGACTTGTACACACTCAAAGAGATTGACAAGATTGTAATCACACGTCCTCACGTAGCTGTAGGTAAAGACATTGGGTTCCTGCCAGGTACGCTAGAAGAGAAGGCACAACCGTGGGCGTTGCCTGTACTAGACGTACTGATAAAACATCTAGGGCGTGGTGCTGTTGATACAGGTGTAAAGAATGGTAACATTGAAGTAGCTACACTGGCACTCATGCGTGGGCGTAGCTTTGACAATGCGTTTATCATTGTAGATGAAGCACAGAATATCGACATACCAGAGATCAAGATGCTGTTGACTCGTGTGGGTGAAGGCAGTACTATTGTACTCAATGGTGACATCCAGCAGTCTGACTTAAAGGGTACGTCTGGTCTAGCTAAGATCATTCATCTTGCTAAGAAGCACATGCTTGATGTTCCTGTAGTAGAGTTTGGCGTTGATGACATTGTGCGTAGTGGTATCTGCGCTGAGTGGGTCAAAGTATTTATGAAGGAAGGTCTGTGATGGCTCAGAGCAAGGAAGAGAGGGCAGCTTATCAAAGAGCTTACCGTGAAGCTAATAAAGAGAAGATAGCTGTTCAGAGGAAAACTTACCGTGAAGCTAATAAGGAAAAGATAGCTGCTAGTCTGAAAGCTTGGTATGAAGCTAATAAGGAAGAGGCACTGGCTAAACGTAAAGCTAGGTATGAAGCTAATAGGGAAGAGGAACTAGCTAACCGTAAAACTTACCGTGAAGCTAATATAGAAAAGCTTGCTGCTAGAGATAAAGCTTACCGTGAAGCTAATAAAGAGAAGATAGCTGTTCAGAGGAAAGTTTGGCAGGCAGCTAACAGAGAAAAGGCTAGAGCAGCGTCTAGAAATTGGCGCAAAGCTAACAAGGAAAAGAAAGCTGCTACACAAGCAAGACGCAGAGCCTTAAAGAGCAAACAAATACCCGTACACCTACGTGAATGCCCCCACGAGAAGAAACGCTTAGTACAGATATACAAACTGCGTAACATAATAAGTGAAGCCACAGGGGTACAACATCACGTAGATCATATGTGGCCTCTAGCAGATGGTGGGCCTCATTGGAGTGGTAACTTACAAATTATACCTGCAGAGGAGAACATTAGTAAACATGCCTCTGTCTGTGAAGAAACAAAGACTACTATCATAAAGAGCCTATACACGTTTGAGTCAGAAAGAAGCATCTAAATGAAGTTAGAACAAGAAGCCAAAGCGCACGTAGAAGGCACACGCATTAAGTTCTATGATGAGTTAGCCCAACATGCAGAGGCATTAGAGAACCACATCAAGAGTAATCTATGGCAGAGTGACGAGAGAAACAAAGCACTAGAGCATTTGATAGCTACGGTACTATGGGCAAGACACTGTGTTAAGAAACACGGAGTACGATAAAGAAAAGGGGAGCTTAGTGGCTCCCCTCTCTCGTTTTATATACCCGCTGCTTCCTCGTATATATCCTTGAGGTAGTCTATGTAAGAGATATACAGGGTTAGCTCCTGATAGTTCATATCCTGTGGACTAGCATCAATACCACGTCTCTCTTTGAGCAGGCGTTTAGCCTCATTACGGATCTCTTTGTTTGCTCTGCCCTCTGCAGTACGTACTAGTGCCAGCATAGCGTTCTCTCTACCGCCACCACCAGCCTTCATATACTTACGTACTTGTGACTTAGCATCTGATACTACAGTCTTGAGCATCTGTCTGCGTTGTGTGAGATTACCCTCTTTGAATGCTTTAGTACGCAGCAGTCGGTTAGTCTGTCTTTCTAACAGAGGAGCAATGATAGAGTTAAACGCCCTATCATAACCTGGGATCTTGCTACGCTCTGAAGCCTGCCATGGAAACATCTCAGCCATAGAGTATGCTTTCTCTGCACCAGTACGTGCTGGCTTGATAGTCAAACCAAAGACACGAGCAAAGGGGTTGGCATCGTATAGCTGCCCCTCACGTGTAGCAACACGTAGCTCATCACCTGTTACAGCATCGACCTTATCACTAAACACTTCAAACAGATTGTCTACGTATTTAGTAGCAGACTGAGTAAAGACTTGAGAAGTTCCGTCTGCTTGACGTACATCCTTAGCTGCGTCTGTACCCATAGCAAAGCCTACTACTTTGTTAACAGCGTCTAGTGGCCTAGTGAAACCAGATACAAAGTTACCACCTATCTTAGCTAAGCCCATGGCAGAAGCTTTACGTGCACCTGCTTCTTGGTTTACTAGGATGTCCATGAGATTGTTAATGTCGTTACCAAACTGTGCATCACGTGCCAACTGACCGACAGCTAATTGAGTACCCATCTCTTGTAGTAACTCTGGTGGTACTTCCTCATCACGAGCCACCATGTTTACGATACGCCCTGCAGCTAGAAAAGCAGAGAAGGGATAGGTGTTCTTAGCATCTACAATAGTGCCACCACCTACATCAATCTCATTGTAAGCTAATCCCTTATCACGGCGCTCTTGGTCATACATAGCAGCCATACTAAGCGCAGATGTACCAATAGTCATACGTGCAAAAGCTTCCATCTCTGAGAGGTCTGCCTTCTGGCCCTTACGTGCACGTTGAGCAAACTTGACGAACTGCTCAGGTGCAGCTAGTGGAGACCACTGGTATGCTGTAGCTATGACGTTGTTAAAGAAGCGACCAAACGGCAGGATAGTACCTAAGCCCGGTATGCTTGAGAAGGTTTCAACACCATTGGCTAGTTGCCGCACTAGTTCAGGCTGACTCTTAGCAGTATAATCCTTAGAGAACACAGACTTGAGTGTTGTATCTAGGGCAGACTGCATTACCTCTTCATCAAGAAGCGTATCATCTGTACCGTTGATAACTTCCTTGAGGGTTTTACCGTGTTTAAAACGTACTGCCTTATCTAACTCACCCATAAACATCTGTGACTTAGTAAAGGTATCCTGAATACGCACACCTGTGATAGTGTTGGCTGCGTTTGTTACAGCTTCTATGTTTTTAAAGGCTGTGTTTGTAGGGTCAAGACCATGGCGTTTAGCTGTAGCATCCACACCACCAGCAAACGTTTCAAAGAGAGCCTTCTGAATGTCAGGGTTCTCTTCTAGTAGCTTTAGGTATGCATCACGTGTTGTATATGGATCTGCAAAGTTACGGATCTTCTGCGCTTGAATAGTAGTAAGCGCTCTCATACGGCGGAATGCTCCCTCAGATGCAGCCTTATTAGTGACAGACGTAGCTATACCCTGAAGTCCATACATAGTAGCATTGAATATGTCTGCTAGTGTCTGACCTGCAGCAAACTGACCATAGCCAGCAATGTTAAGCGCTGTAGTAGCAGGGGATGAAACAAGCAAACGTTTCCACACGCCCTGTGTATACTTGAGGTATTCCTTTTTCTGTGCAGGTGTAGTGTTCTTTTCTACATTCTCAATAGTAGCCTCAAGTGCATCAGAGGAAGCAACAATACCTGAGTCTATGGTACGCCGCAGCTGTGACATCACCTGTAGCTGCTTACCAGCATCACTAATACGAGCAGCAATAAGATCACTGAGGTTAACGCCTACTTCATCATAGTCGCCTAGGTGTACCCCTGTGTGTTTCTTAATAAGAGAGTTAGCTTTTGCTAAATCTTTCTGAGGCATGTAACGTATTACGTTAGTGATGAAGTCTGTTGTCTTCAAGTTACGGTCTACCTTGTAGCCCATGTCCTTCACAACTTTACCTACACCGCCCTTACCGTCTTCGCCAATAATGATGTGCTTGATAAGAGATGCTGTGATACCACCCTCCTCATCAAAGCTTGCACCACGTGCTACTTTCTCTTCCCATGTAGAGACAGCATCTACTACCGCCTTAGAAGCTCTCTTAGCTTCCGTAGCTTTAAGGAAGGGTGTAGCCTCTTCAATAGACACGTTAGCTAGGCGCTCAAGAGGATCACCTACATCACCATAGCCTGAGGCACCACGGAACTTACCAAAGCCTAGCTGTGCTGCACCAGCAACACCACCCAGAAAAGATGAGAAGCCTGTCTGTGCTGCGCTGTATGACTCCTGTGCATTGACTTCCAGCCTAGCGTTCTGGTTCATTACATCCTGTAGCATAGCAGCACTAGCATCAAGCGCAATAGTTTGCTTTAGCGCTCTCTTACCTGCCTGCTTAAATAGATCTTCCTGAGCAGATAGCATAGACTGTTTAGCTAGAGCGCGTGGCCCCTCAAGAGCCATCTTAGCTTCTACTTTAGCAGCTATCTTATCAGCCTGTGCCTTTGTATAACCTTTAGTTAATGCACGATCTGCTGCCTCTATGCCAGCCTTCTTTGCAGCCTCTTGAGCAGCCTGTTTATTAGCACCACTCTTTAGGGCTTCACGTCCTGCATTACGTACCGCAGCCTTGATTACTTGCTTACCACCAAGGGCAGCACCACCTGCACCAGCACGAGCAATACCACCTGTGAGTACACCCAAGTAGTTTGTAGGGTCAGTAGCTGCAGCAGTAACGTAATCCCAGATACCACCTACAGCACCAGCGATACCGTCATTAACAAAGACGTTACCTAACTGGTCATAGATCTGGTAAGCTTTCTTAGCCTTGAGCTTAGCAGCTTCATCTGCCTTACTAACAAAGCGTACCTCACCAGCAGTAGACACAGTGTTAGCATTGAAGTAACGCATGTGTTCTACAAAGTCATCTACAAGTTTATCGTCATCTACATCATTGTAGTCTACGCCCTTACGTGCAACCATGTAGTCACGGATAGGGTTTACGTAGTTGTTCTTCTTTAAGTCATCCTTCTTGAGTGTGACGTTAGGATCAATAACAAAGTCATCCTTAGGGTCTAGCTTAAATGTAGGTGGTTCTACTGGCTTATTTGTTAAGGATGATTTGTAGGCTCTAATGTAAGCGCTATTATCCATTACTCTATTCCTCTACTGGCAAAGGTAGACCTGTTTCTGGATCATGTGTATCACCATACTTATCCATCCACTCAGTATACAGTGATACGCTTCGAGTGCGACCTGCTACGATAGTAGGCTCTTGGCGATATTCATCCAAGGCAGGACGTGGCCCAGCTAGGATAGGCTTACCTGTGTCAGGCTCATACTTACCTTTGTACTTTCTATCCCATTCACGCTGTTTAAGTTTAGCACTCCTGTCTCTACGCTTAGCCTTAGGTCTAGGTGTTACACCCTCTGTAGCGGTTGGAGTAGTAACAGCAGCAGGCTCAGCACCCGTACCACCCTCAGCACCTTCAGCAGCAGGTTCAGCACTTGCACCACCTTCAGCAGCAGCAGCAGCAGTAGGTTCACCACCACCGCGCATCTCTTTTAGTTGATCTTCTGTAAAGATACCGTTGTCTATATACAGTTGGTCAAGATAGTCTTGTCCCATAATAGCTGCAATTCTTTGTGTTGCAGGAACGCTTTTTAGTAAGCTAACATCTTGGTCTACAGACGCCTTAATTAAACCATCAGCTGCAGATTGTTGTAGCTGTTTCTTTTTAGCAGCCTTATCTTCTGGTTCTAATATGGCATCAATAATTTTCTCATTAGCATCTAAAGCATCCTTCATTGCCTTAGTAAGGACAGCATCAAACTTAATGTAGTCATCAACTACAAAACGATCTAGTGTACCATACGTAAGGGAAGTATCCTTAATAATGTTTTGGTATTCATCTTGCTCTGCTAGGTCATTGATGTCTGATATAGACATACCCATACCATACTGCTGTTCACCTAGACGTTCATCTACACGTTGCTTTGCACCAAACCCAAAGAGCTGACCAACTAAGCTTACCTCTTCCTGTTCTTCTGCTGAACGTATGATAGAGTCTTTGCTTGCCCCATAGGTTTGCATAGCAAAATCTTCCAAGCCCATATCAATATACCTATTATCTACACCGGGAAGTTCTGGCATGTTGATTAGCGTATCAATATCATCCACACCCAGCTTACCATTCTGTCCTGGCTGATTAGCTGCAGCTTCTAGCTTTTCATATAGTGTTTCAATCTCTGCAGGGCCAGCTGACATAGCTGCTTTAACTATCATATCTGCTTCTTTGTGGCTACCTAGGTACATCTTAGCTTTACGAGCATATGTAGCAGCCTGCTTAGCCCTAGCCGCCCGAAGACGGATAACCTCTGCATTACGCTTAGCTGCTTCCTTCTGCTCTTTCTCATACGTCCTAGCTTCTTCACCACGGCGCTCAATGTTTTCTGCTGTACCTTCTAGGAATGCAGCTGCAAAGTCTTTCCAATCAAATGCCATGTCTTAACCTCTTGCCATTAAGCCCGTAGGCTCTTCGTTCATTGTTTCTTCTGGCATTACATCCTTTGCAGGTTGCTCAGCTTCACCTTCTTCCTCTAGCATCTCACTAAGCATCTCTTTACCGGGGTCAGACATATCATCGTCATCCTCCGTTAAGAGATACTTGTTAGCAACTAAGCGGAAGCGTTCCATCTCTGCAGCTTCTGCACGTTTCTGTGGATCATCACTTGTGTCCTTAACAGAGATACCCATAGACTCAATAGCTTGCTTTAGGAATGTGTGAATGGTAGGTGCAGCCAACATACCTGTATCAAGGCTATGTATGCCACGCATTACACCTACTAGATAGACGGACTCTACAATGGGAGCTAGTGAGACACCAGCCTGACACAAAGCACCAAAGTCATCAATGACATCCTGATTAGCAAGGCGTCCAATGTAAAACTTAGTCACCTCTTCAATACTGCTCATCTCAGCAGGTTGCTCCCACGGAAAGTTACGAGGCTCTCCTGTTAGAGACTGCCCTGGAATGGGCCTATCAAATGCTGTAGCCATAATAATATACCTTACTTAGTGAAACCTGCGCCAAAGTATAACCCTACAATGGCGGAAACAATGTGTGTGTCTAGGGGTGTGATAACGAAGCCTTCTGCATACTTCCACTCAATAGCTTCTGTAGTACCAAACAGCCAGTTAAAGAAGCCACCTTGCATTTCAGTGTAGCCTACGATAACGTTGACCTCAGGATACAACAAAGCTGCTACCTTTGGCAAGACAATAATTGACCCTACAGCAGATAAAGCTATGATCCTACGTGTCCATGCAAAGTGTGTGTCAGTCTTGCCCTGCTCTCTGGCTTGCTGCTGTCCTGCTATGAGTAGCTTCTGCTGCTCTGCTTTGTTCTTGTTAGACTGACCCCATATAGACATGACCCCACCTAGCACGGTGGAGAATAACATGGTGATAAGTTCTAGGGGTAGTCCGAACACTATTGTACCCCGTTAACGAGGCGAACTAATTCTCTAGCACTCGCATCTTCAGGTATAGTCACACCATTTGCTATGAGGAACTCACGCATAGATCTGATACTGCCTGGCCCAATGTCACCGTCAATGAAAGCACCTGCCCTCTGCTGTGCAGTAAACTCATTATTTAACCTTGCTTCGTCAGCTTCCTCTTGTTTACCAGCCTCTTCCAAACGAGCTATTACATCCATCCATCGCTGATTACCCTTGTAGGCACTACCCGTACCGTTCCACGTAACACCTCTAGGAACAGCACCTGAGTGTCCGATAGCGTCCTTCAGATCATTGGCACTTAGGCCATCCGCCCTTTCAGGTAATCTATCCTGTAGATAAGCCTCTGTTATAGCTAACATGACAGATGGGTTGTTTAACAGTATATCAGGGTTATTTACCAGAGCATCGCCAATACCAATGGCCTCTCCATACTTACGATAGTTGTCTTTGCCTGTGATTTGGATTAGCCCTCTACCTCTGTACTTATGTCCCTCATCTGGCGCATTACCCATACGACCGCCATATGCAATGTTGAACAGAGTTTCTTGGTCTTCAGGAGAAAGCCTATTGTTTCTTCCGTAAAGAGCCTCAATACGTGCGATTCTGTTAGCATCACCTCCGCCAAGCGTTGCAATAGCACCCTGTTTACTGTAGTTAGTACCTTCTAGTAGCCCACTACTAGACTCTGCATCTACTGTAGCGCTGAAAGCAGCTTTTCTTGTAGGCTCAAAGTCTAGTGAGTCGTTAATGAACTCTAAAGCGTCTTCTCTGTTTGTAAACTGATCACCTGTTACTGTTAATTTCTCAGATAGAAGCTGGTTCTCTGGTGGGTTAAGCCCTGCCTTAATCAGGAAGTTATACGCTTTAGTTGTTGCACCTGCAACCTCACCACCTTTAGTATCAAACCTAGGACTCATCAACCCTTCAGGCAGTTCCTCTACAGTGATAGGCTCAGGCATCATTGCTTCCTGAAGTACAGACATATCAATGTTTGGCTCTGGTTCTTCTTGAGTAGGTATGCCTTTATATACTTCTGGCATACCTAGTGCATCACGAAGAGCATCATCTACTGCAGTACGTTGTAGGTAATCTTTAATCTCCTGCGTGTTATCCGGTGTGGCAACATAGGGTGTGGTAAATATATCACGACTATAGAGATCTATACCTCTACCAACTCTACCCATTCTACCTTTATCCTCAGGTAGTGTAGCACCTGCAGCCTCAAACACTCTAGCAATACGATCCTGTCTCTCTGCTTCA